AATAACGAACAAACAAAACAAAAGACTGGTTCAGTCGTTAATAAAAGCATAGAAGAGTTTAAGCAAGACTTAAAAGATGAAAAGAAAAGATTAAGAGAGATAGAGTATAAATGATGCAAGTATTTTTAGCGTTCTCGGTGGTCATAAATCTTATACTTATGGCTTTTGTTGTGGGGCTTATGCCCCTTTTGCTTTCTTTGGCTATTCTTACAATAGCAACTCTTGTTTGGTATATTATCAAAGTAAGAAAAGAACTTAGCGAAGTATCACAAGACTTAGAACAGTTTTTTAAAAAAATAGACGAATATGAAAAACACGTAGATCAAATCCACGGCATGGAGATGTTCTATGGAGATCAGACTTTACAAGGCTTGATTAGACATTCTCGTGAAATGATAAACGAGATTATAGATTTACAAGAAAAATATCAAATAAATGAGGAAGATGATTTTGACGAAACCAAAGAAAACGAAGCGACGTAGAAAGAAGAATCTTTATTTTACAGAAAAGCACCAAAATGCAATAGTAGAATATGCTCTAACTAGCGATAATAAAATAAGAACTCAACTTTATATAGAATATATAGCTCCAGCTTTTGATGAGATGGTGGATAAAATTATTTACACTTATAAGTTCACTACACTACCAAACATCGAAGTTCTCAAGGACGAATGTAAGATTTGGCTTACAACTATCTTAGATAAGTTCGACCCAGAGAAAGGCTCCAAAGCCTTTTCTTATTTTAGCGTAATCACTAAGAACTGGTTTATCCACAAAGTAAAGAAAAACGCAAAAAATCTCAAACAACAAGTGCAATATGAAGACGTGATAGGAGAGATTGAGCAAGATTATCTTTCTACTGAAAACCCTTACTTAGAAAGTAGAGAGAAACATGAATTTTGGATTCTTTTAATGACAGAGTTTAAAAAATGGGATGAAACTACTTTAAAAGAAAATGAAAAAAAAGTTCTGGACGCTATTATTGATTTATTTGAAAATGTTGACGAGCTTGAAATTTTTAACAAAAAAGCTATTTATATGCATATAAGAGAACTAACAAATCTTAATACAAAACAGGTCGTTAATAACTTGAATAAAATAAAGGCTCGATATAGAGGTTTTAAAGAAGATTGGGACAACAAATAAAATGGCAAAACCAGATTTAGAAGATTGTATAGAATCAGCTTTAGAAAACATTAGAAATGACAGAGCACTTGCTCTTACTTTGTTGACTGATTTGATGACATACATAAATGCAGAAGAAGCAAGACACAAAGAAGCAGGACTAACAGCAGCTAAGTACTTGGAAACACTACAAAGATCTAACGAACAGCTTGTTAAAATATCCTCTCTTTTGCAAAAAAACAATAGCCAGCAAGTAGGTCTCACTGCCGACGATAAGGAAGATTTGTATGCTCTTATACAAGATTCAGAGGAGAAATCTATCTAATGTCTAGAGATATTCTTAGAAATACTCTTGAAAATACGTATGCGAATAAAGGGCTCGACGCCTTAAAAATATTAAGACAATCAGGATATGACAGAGACTACATTGAAGAGACCGGACCATACTTGGCAAAAGTTCTAAGAGTTGAGCCTCTCGTTGGAACTGATACATGGGTAGATGGTGCTGCTGTCAATGCTGCGATTGATTTCGACAAAAAAGGAAAGCCATACAATCCCCTAGAGCCATATTCTAAATCTTATGTTGTTACGGCTCGTATTTCTAGTATGGAAGGAAGACAAATAGGTATACACGATTATCTTCCAGAGCCGGAACAATTAGGTACAAAAAAAGATTTAGAAGGAGATTTTAAATCGGAATCTGCTATTTTCAATCATGATTCTTTTGTACCTCAAAGTTTAGATTTACCCGCCCCGGAATTGGGAAGTTATATTTGGGTTGATTACCTAGATAAGCAAAACCTTGCAGATGGAATATATATCAGACCAATGGTTCCAGGCGATTCGTTTGCTTTTAAAACCAAGGATGACCCTTGTCCGCCCCCTTATCCTACTAAAGGCAAAGGAGCGAACGGCGCTGCCACTGGCAAAGGAGAAAAAAATCCTGGCTTAGGTAAAAACAAAGGACAGCCAAAGCCCGACGCAGTTGTTCCTAAATTAAAAGGTTACAAATTAGAAGATTTTACAAAATCTACTTCGTTTAATGCAGATCCAAAAAAACAGAATCTTCTTAAGATAGTTGGCGTAGCTGAAGTTATAACTATGTTTTTTAATGTTTTGTATCCTAAAGCAGATATAAAAGTTGTTGCACCAACCACGGCACGAGACAAAACTGAAATAGAACAACCAGAACTAACACCCAAGGAAGCTGCAAAATTTCATTACACAGGTTTGGCATTAACAGTTGAAGTTCATAAAGACAACACTCCTATGCCAAAAGAAGAAATATATGCAGCAATGATGCTATTAATTTTAAAAGGCAAGTTGCCTCCAGGCGGCTTGGGGTTTTTTCAAACAAACACAGGAGACGGAACCAATAAAGATAAAACTACTACTTTAGGCACTGACTCAAAAGCTTCAGGTTTTCCACACTATGATTTACGAGAGGGAACAGGCAACTATTGGGTAGTCTCAACAAAAGACGGCAAGCAAGTTCTTGATGGAAAGGTGACTAACATAAACAACTGGATTAATCTTTCAAAGAAAAAAAGAACAAATTTGCCACCTCATGTGATGACTGAATATGTAAAAATAGCAAAAAAGATGCCTCCATCTTTTCCAAATTTAAATACTACTCTTGCAGCTATTGAACAAAAAGAAAAATTTCCATCTAATACTGGAACACCTGCTGATGAAAAAACAGCAGGAGAAAAGCCCCCTAAAACAGAAGAAAAAACCGAGAAGACTCTTCCAGCCGCCATACAGAATAAAATACAACTTCTTAACATCCAGCTTGCCATGCATAACAATATCTCAAGCCCCGCAGCCAAAGCCCAAGCTGAAAAAATAAAAGCTCAAATAGAAGAGCTTAAAAAACAAGCAAAGCCAGAAACAGAAAATAATAAAGAAAATAAAGACAAAAAAGAAAAAGAAGATAAAGATAAAACAAAAAAAGATCAAACTCCTAAAAAAGTTCCTGTTGCAAAAGTACCGTGCCCAGATGACGATGGAGATGGAGGAGCAGGTGCTCAAGATTTAACGAAAGGTACAATTGGAAAAACTGCTGGCACACCTCCTACTAATCAAGTAAAAAGCGAAAAAAACATAATGCAACATATTGGTGAAAAAAAACATTTAAATGATTATTTCAAAAAAGACGGAAATAAATTAACAATGTTTGTTTTGCATTATACCGCAGGCTTCGGTACAGCCATCTCCGTAGCAGCCAAGAGGAAAAAGCAGATAGAAGATGCAATCGTCGCCAATAACGGTGTAAACAAAGACATTGAAAAAACTACATCTTATACTGTGCATCTTTGGATGGGTCGCGCAGGAGAATGGTTTCAACAAGTTGATTTTATGCATAAACTTGGACATGCATCTTGTTTAAACAGTGTTTCAGTAGGAATGGAAAATATTCTTGTTGGGTTCTCAACAAGCAAAAAAACAATAGCAGACCGCCTCACCGCGTGGGAGCACTGGATAGGAAAATACGGCTCAGTTGCTCCAGAACTTTTTCAGAAAGGTCTTTTAGGGTTTTCTCCGTCCAGTACAGAAACTTGTTTTGGTTTACCAAGTTTAGCGCAGTGTGAAGGAAACTACAGAATGTGCAAATGGCTTACAGGTTTTCAAGGTCTGGGGAAAACAAGGAAACAAGGTCCATATCCACCAAAATATATGAACATACCTATGGCTTTCCCTGCAACATCTAGTTCTGACAAAAGACTTAGCGTTTTTAATAAGCCTGCTTTTAAAAACAAGAATGTTTTTATTTGGGGTAGAGTTGATTTAAATAGATCAGATGGAAAAGGAACCGGTTCCCTCAAGCAGAACTCTTCAAATGACTTTTGGGAAGCTCGCGTTTTTAAAAAGGGCTCGCTTAGGAGCTTGCCAGAGAAAAGGCAAAACTGGCATCATGGAATAGTCGCTCACACTAGATTTCCAACACACGGTGATGGTCATTTTTTTGAATTTTACGTACTAGGGAGAGTTTTGGGCTTAAGCGCAAAAGATGCTTATTTTGCTAGTGTAGCTGCTGCATCACATAGAGCAGTTAAAACACATGGACCTTTAGGGGGAAGATCCAATGCCGGTTTGACATTTTGGCCAAATTATAAAGGAAAAACCAACGTTGGCAACGCAAAAGGTTATGTTGCAGCCGGAAAGGCAATGTGGGCGATGTCAGGATTGGACAATACAGATTTAAATAGTCATTGTCCAAGAACAAGTTTGTTCGACAAAGCTAAATTTGAAGAATGGAGAAAGAGTAAAAAAGGTCAAAAACAACTTGCTATAGCAAAAAATCTTAATAAGAATGCTGGCTGGAAAGAAAACACGTTAGTGGAACAGTCCAAGAAGATCGGAGTAAGAAAAAAGCCAGTATACAGTGTATAAAATATTATGGTAACAGTAAGAATAGATCCTATGGATGGAGCACATCCTGATGAAAAAAAACAGTTTGAAAATATACCTGCGTCTCAAAGACCTCATTCAACAGGTATAGCTGGAGCAGCTTATCCAGAAGCTATACCTTTGTATGAAAAAGCGGATTGTGAAACAGTCTTCAAAGGAAAAAATGATTCTTATATTGTATTAGGAAGAGATAGAACCGGAACATTGCTTGAAGGATATGGAATGATTGGAGAACCTAAGTGTTCTTCTATAGACATGGTTGTCGGTCGCTGGTCTGGACTAGCTCCTAAAGTCAATGAAAAGGGAGAAGATAATAAGCTCAACCCTAACTTTACAATTGATGCTGCAAGAATATACATATCTCAACGCACAGATGTTGACGCTGCTTTTAGTTTAACCAGAGGAAAAGTTGGCATACATGAAGACAGATCAGCCGTCGCTTTAAAAGCCGATGGGATACGAATAATGGGCAGAGAAGGTATAAAATTAGTTACTGGTATCGACCCAGTTAACTCAAAAAATGTAGAATTTAGCGAGTACGGCATTGACCTAATAGCATTGAATAATGATACAGACTTGCAGCCTTTAGTAAAAGGAAAAAACTTAGAAATGTGTCTAAAGAGGCTCTGGCATCATATGGATAGCCTAGCAGAGGTTGTACAAAATTTTTGTTCTCATCAGATAAAATTTAATCGTATAGTTCAAGAACACACTCATATTAGTCCTTTCGATGCAGATGATACTTCTCCAAATATTAACTTGGAATCAGGTGACGGACCAACCACTATAAAAAATATTTTTGAAGACGCTTCCAAGCAACTAACTGTAGTTCAAGAGAATTTAGGAAGATGGAAATCTAAATACTTAGAAAAAGTAGGAATTGACGGCAAAGAATCAAAGTACTACATTAATAGTAAATACAATAATACCAACTAATAAAAAAAATATGAATTATAAAGACGCCATACTAGAGTTTGTTGATGAAAACAGCACAGTAGTGCCAGTTCATCAACTTTTTTCTGAAGCTCGCGACATAGAAAGTATTAATCAAAATATAGATAATTTTTTTGTTCATACTTTTGCTGGAGAAAATGTTTCTGGAATGAGCACTTATTTTACCGATTCTTTTCAATGGGAAGATTACGGGAACAATACTTCTCAAATTAAAAACTTTACTTTTGTACAAACAGATTTTGGTTCTTATAAAGGAAAGGTTTTAGTTTTATCTAATGCAGAGGGAGAGCTTCAAAATCTTGTTCGTGTTAAAATTATTGACAATGATCCTTTCTACGTTAATGTAGAAAATAAAACTTCTCTACCTGATGAAGCTATAATACCGGGAAATTATTATTGGATAAAAATAGAAAATTTATTTCCAGTAAATCCTAAAACTGATGATGTTAAAAGTCTTTTTAACGAAAGTTTTTTTGGTTCTGAAGAAGCCTCCCAATTGTCTGAAGCTCAATCTAAAGTAGATAGTTTTAAAACAGACACTGTTGGTTGGCACAAAAAACAACCAAATTCTATTTTTAAAAGTCAAGATAATAGTGGGGTTTATGTTACTATTGATACAGGTCTTGAACATATTGAATCAATGTCAGACTTACCAAAAATCGATTTTGCAGCAATGATAGCGGCAAAAGATCATATTATTAAAAAGTATAATATTATTTTGAACCCTTTACATGAAGAAAATCTAGTATATGCTTTTAAAGTCATAGACAAGAAAATAGAAAATAGACCTAACTCTACTTTAAAATATCTTCTTTTTATACCAAGCTCTGTTTTGAATCCTATCCTAGAAGAAAAAGAAGAGAGCTATGATAAAGAAGTTCGGTTTAATCCAGTTTATTTTATTGACAAAATCAGAAAAGTTGCTTTATTTTTAGAATCTTTAGACCCTAAAGTAAAAGAAAAAAATATTCCTTTAGACTTGAAAAAAGAATCAGTAAGACTTATGTCCGCAGCTTTTTCAATAAAAAACTATCTTGATAAATATTATAAGTCTTTTATGGATGATTCTAAGTACGAGATTGTTCTTACTTTTGATTTTGAATCTAAGTTATCTGCACTATACTTGGAAGGACCGGAAGGAAGAGTAAAGCCACCTGAAGAATTATCACAAGGCATGTTGGTGGATGTCTCTTGGTATAGTGAAGATTTTTTTAAAGGTAGGACTTTTCATTATCTTGTGAACTCAGGTCTTATGTATAGTGATATGAATTCTGTTGGAGTTATTCCAAGAGGAATGCCTTGGCTTACATTTTTGAAAACATATACTTTGGACATGCCAGCGCATAAACTTTCTCAAGAAGATAAATCTTCCTCAAGAGAACAAGAGGCAGAAAAAGAACTTGAAAAAGCCAAAGCAGAGCTTCGCGGTGTAACCAACAGCAATCATTTAGAAAAAGTTATTAGAAGGTTAAGTCCTGAGATTAGAGCTTTAACATATGAAGCAAAGAAAAATATGTTTAAAAAAATCCAAGATTCTAACATGAAGAAAATCACCAGTAAAAATTTTGGAATATATGATATTGATAGTTTGTTTAATGATGTCTTGGACAGAGTGTCTATTGATACTATAATAAACACCATAAAGTTAGCACAAAATCCAGATACTGCAAAAAAACATTTTAAAAATAAATTTATTTCTTTTGATATTTCTGAAAAAGTAAAAAAAATAGAAAATACAAAAAAAGAATTTCAAAGACAACTTGAGCACAAAAGAAGTTCTCCTGAACAAAAAAGAACTGCTTACGAAGATAATAAAGAGATTAAAAGTGTTGCTAAAAATGCTTCAAAAGAAGCGATAAATCATTTAACTGCTTTAGCTGAAGGCGCACTTATACAAACCGTTAAAAATCTTTTGCAAAGCTTGGTAGAAAGTTTAAGAGAGGAAAATGAAGTAGATAAAGCAAAAGAGATCGGATCTTTAAACATAGAAGAAACTGTATCCCCCACAGACTTAACAGCAGTCTTGGGTTCAATAAACTCGTTAAGAGGTGTTGATTTTGAGTTGCCAGACTTACAGATTATATTAAAAATTATTTCTGAAAACACAACTCCAACAGAAATGCTTGCTATTTTTGAAGGAGAAGGTAACATGGCGGTTATTCATCTTCTAGATAGATTGTTAAAAGAAAGATTTGCTATGTTAGTAGTTTTATTACCGACTCTCTATGATGTAGAAGATTTCTTAATGGCGTTGGGGAAAAACATTTTAAGTACCATAAACAACGCAGTAGCTGAAATAAAAATAGAAAAGATTGAAGAAGCATCTCCTTTAGATTATTGTTCTAACGACGAAGAGGTTATATTAGATTATCTGTCGGAAAGATTCCCAGAAATATTGTCAAAAGAACAGATTGGAAAGAGCGAAGAAAGCAAGTTAGCTCTTTTGAATACGCTAGAAGATTTACAAAATACTATTGATGGATTTTCTGGTCTTTTAGGCAATGATACTATAGATGCAGTTTTAGATTCCATACAGGATAATCCCGCTGTAAAGTACAATATGGGACAAGTTGTTGAAGCTTATCTAAATCCAATTATAAAAATGTTTGTTTTTGAAGCCTTAAACGCGGGTTCTTCTCTTGTAGAAATGGTCGCTGTACCACACCCAGCTTTCAGCGAAGATGAACTTAACGGACTTCTCGGACCTCAAGGTGAAAAAACACAAGCACAAAAAAATGACATTGCTGCACAATATTTAGCTACGCGCCCTCCATCAACAAAAGAAGAGCTTATATTACCATTAAGAGAGATTTTAAATCTTTTAGAAAACCCTAGTAAAAGCATATACACTAATCTAAACTATACTTTGGAAGCTGAGTATGATGAAGTTAATGATATGATGATAGATAATTTTAATATTATTATACCTTTAGACCCTTACAATCTAGGTACAGACCAACTTGCTTTAGACAAAAGTTTAGATAATTATATGCAGATTAAGTTTTTTGGAATGACACCTCCTCCGACTTATGAACAAGTTGCTAAACTTTTTGCAGAAGGAAAAAGCAACAACGAAGCAGACAAAGGAGCAATGCCACAAGCTAGTTTAGAAAAAATGATTAATAATCAACTAGAAGAGCTATTGCTTGAACATGAGGAAACCTACAGGAATATTCGCACTCTTTTTAAAGTAGTGTTAAACAGCACAACGATCATAGAAACAAACTCTACTATTGATGCTGTCACTTTAGAAGACCCAAAAATAAATATGGGAGACTTAATTAATTCAGAAGACATAGGAATACTCCCGCAAGCCTCGGCTTTTGGAACTTGGATAGATGGGGTTTTTAAAAAATATAATGCAAAATATAAAACAGAAGATAACACACCCTCCTTCAATACAGAAGTGTACAGCAAAGGACTAGGGCAAGGAGAGGTCCCATATACAAAATGGATAAATGACTTTTCTAAACACTGGCTCTTTGCTTATACAAACAGACAAATACTATATAGAATCTGCAAGCAAGTATCGCAATCTGATTTTTTCAATGTAGATGTAATGAAAAATCTAAAGCTTACCCCACCGTCAGATTATTTTATTTCCGCTAAAGGAGAACAAGTTTCTGCACAAAGCCTTAACGAGCTTATGCCAAGTAGTACATTTAAAAAACAAACTGCTGACAAAGAAAAATTGTTTAGATTTTATGAAAAAAACACAAATGAAGTTCTTTTTGATAGAACTCCTTTAGAGAATGCTATTTCTATGCAAGCTGTAGAAATGTTTGTAAGAATTTACATAATTGAATATCTTTTATCTACAGTGCCAGTTCAAGGAGAAATAAACACAAGCAAAATAAATAAACAGCTAGACAATCTTGAGCCTATTATTGGTTTAATGATCGAAAATATAAAAAGTTTCGGCAAAGAAGATGAGTTTTTAATAACAACTCTTCTGGCTCAGTATCTACAATTTAGACAAGAGTTCTCAGGTCGGAGCGAGAAGATTTCTCCTTTGCCAGAAAATTTTAATTCTTATGAAACTGACCTAGAAAATATTTTATCAGTGTTGATTAATGAACAGTTTGCGCTAGTAGAACAAGATTTTGTTAATATTATAAAGTTGTTTGATCCTTCATCTAGCGACATAAGATTAGAAACGAAAGAATTTTTAGATATTATACCGAATATTGATGTCGCAGAAAGCTCTGCGTCTTCCAAAAATAGGCTTTTGAAACCAATAGATGACTTGTTAAAAGAAACAGTAGCAATGGGTGGTTTCATGCTAGAAAGATATCTAAAAATAGAAAATCCTCCTAAATCATTTGAAGGTGGAGGAGGTGTTGACGATGTTGAGTTATATAAAATGATGGTCGAAGACCCATTAAGCTCTCACATTATTCTTTTAGAAGATATTCGAAACCCAGGCTCTTTTTTGCCTGTAAAAAAATCTGAGGTTTGGAACAATCCAACAGCCGTCTTTGGGCTAAAAAAAGCACAACTATGGTTTGATACATATAACGACAAATATAATAAATATTCTGCTGATTGGCAAGCTACAAAAGACAACCCTGTAGCTAACAAACTTGTTAAAAATAAATGGAATGACTGGAAAGACGATTGGTTAGAAAAATGGAAGGAAGGAGAACTAACAGCAGCTTTTAACTCTGAAATAAACAAGAGTGCTAAACTAAGTGAACAAGATTTTTATTACGACAAAGGCAACTTGATTGGAGTGGTTAGAAGATCTACTTTTAAAGATTTAATAAAAAAAATAGGGTTTTATAATGCTTCTCTTATATTTCCTTTGGAATCTACTATTAAGAATGCCTATAGTGCTAAATATGAACTTGACGCTTTGAAAAGTATTAAAAAGGATGCATATTCTGTATATGTAAAAGCAGCGGAAAAAGCAAGTGAATGGTTTTACAACTATACTACTAAGTTTAAAACACCATATGATATGTCTGACTTTTATGATTTTAGTTTACCTCAAGATGAAGAATATGTTTTCTCTGAAAATATTTGGGTTGCAGGAAATCCGTATAATATAGAACAAGTGTTTAAAATAAACACTTTTTTTGATTTTCTTGAATCTGATGATGTTAAAGACTTTTATGGATACGAAATAATACAAAAAGCAATAGCTTCGTGGGCTTTAGACGAATACATAGGCTCTACAGAGGATATAAATAAGCTTGATTGGAAAACAAAAGCTATAGAAAAAATGATGAAGCATCTTACAACACAAGAATCGTGGGATGAATTCTTATTATCTTTATTAAACTATGGAAAGTCAGCAGGTCAGCCAGCCTCTATAAGTGCATTTGTACAAGTTTTTCAAGTGCTTATAGACCCCGCAGGAGTCGATCCTGAGTTATTAGATCTTCTTTCAGAAGAATATAATCAATATTCAGATTTTAGTTCTGAAGACTATGAGTTTAAATTGTCAGAAAAATACAAAACACAACTTATACAAAACAGTGGATATAATAAACTACCGTATTATAGAGCAATAAACGAGTTAGATAGTTTGATTAAAGCTATGGGACCAGGCTTGCAGTTTTTGAAAATTATGGCACAAAATACAGAATCTTACAGCGACGATTTTGAGCCAACAACTCCAAATCAAACGTTTTTAGATGCTGTACAAGAAAGAATAGACTCTTGGGAAGAGAGACTTGTTTATTATAATCAGCCAACTATAAAATCTGGAGCAAAAATCGGCGGTGTAGAATATGAAGATTTAAATTTTTTCAATGTGATGCAAGATTTTTATAATGCTTATGATGATTATATTGAGGCATCTAAAAACTATACTGAATCTTATTACAAGTTTAAAAGCACACCACTTGGCGAAAATTCTGCGGGCGTAAATACACAACAAATATTGGCAGATATAATAGCAGAAAATGAAACCGCGCTAGAAATGGCTCAGAATCAGGTTATTATGGGTCCATATACGAAATATTTAAACTCTATAAAGTATGGTATTAGGCTTGTGTATAAACTTCCATCTCAGGAGGTTTTTAACGATCCTTTAGGTCCAGGTGGTTTAAATGCAAATCAAATAAAAGCTAATTTTTTAGACCACTTTTCAGGTCGTTCAGCAGATTTTACACATCCAGTTAATTACGCTGGAAAAGCTTTTAAGATAAAAGAAGTTGATTTAGAAAAAAACCAATATATCGATGATGTAGAAAAATATTTATCTGATTTATGGGCAGATCCTTTTTTGAAAGAAGATGACCCAAAATCTTACGTACCTGTGAAACAAGATACATTTTTAACAATACCTCTAATAGAAATAGAAGAAGAAGTAAAAGATTATTTTCAAAAAAACAACTTACCAGTATCACCTGATTCAGAAGCTCCACCTCTGACAGAAGTTATTTTAGAACATTTTCCTGTAAATTATTTAAAAAATAAAATGAACAATTCTCAAGAATTAAAAGTTTTGCTAACAGAAATGATGCTATATGATCAACTTGCAACATTGGTTGGAACGTGGGTTTCTGCTTATGCAATGAAATCTACTTTCTCAGGTTCAAACTCTGGTCTTTTTTCTGGCACAAAGCATTATATAAAAGCAGCCTTAAAAGGATTAGCTGTACAAAGAGAAATAGAACATTCTAATGCAGATAAAACAACAATCCAATCTGTGAAAGAGAACGCAGCTTCTTTATCAAACCCTAAACTAGAAACAAATAGTGATTTTGGTCCATTAAAAGACTTTTTTGGATACGCAGCTATTTTTGCTATTAAATATCCTCTTAAAGTATTAAAAGGTCATGTTCTAGCTTCTGACCCGGCTATCATAACTGCTAAAAAGATTCAAGATGCTATTGTTGCAGCAATTCAAGCTGGTGCAGCGGCAGTTAATACAGCAGCAAACCTAGCAGGATCAGAAGGTCCAGATGTTTCAGATGCAGTAGAGGCTGCTTCATCTAATTCAGCTTTGATTCCTATAACCTTGTCTCTTACTCCTTTTCCGATTGGATTTAATTTTGTCACACCAATCACACCAGCAGGAATAGCATTTTTGGGAACAGCGGGAATACAGGATGCTCTAGATAAGTTATAGTCAACATTACATAAACTTATACAAAATATAGTGATATAACCTATTTAAGTATAGCGAGGCTTATACAATGAACAATGATGGATACTCACCTTCTTTACCATTAACGACTATCAAAACTCATTATGATATGATTTTTGATATTGAGTCTAATATCAAGCAAAATTTTAAAAATCTTTTGTTGACTAACCCCGGAGAAAGAATGATGATTCCAGACTTTGGCTGTGGGGTAAGACGTTATCTTTTTGAGTACGATATAAATGCCTCTTTTGATGATTTAACAACTATAATACAAGATCAAATTGACACATATATGCCTTTTATAGAAATAGAAGACATATCACTGGACACTGTGGTTCTTGGAGGAACTTCTAAGGAACACACACTAGCTTTTACTATAAGCTATACTGTTTCTTCTTTAGATATTCAAGATTCTTTATTAATAACAACATAAACGGATAGTACTTATGGCTAAAAAATTTAAACCACCTATTAAATACACCGACAGAGATTTTGAATCTATTAAAGAATCTCTGATAGATTATGCAAGAAAGTATTATCCTAACACTGCTAATGATTTCAACGAAGCTTCTTTTGGTTCTTTGATGATAGATATGGTTGCTTATATAGGAGACGTTTTATCGTTTTATTTGGATTATCAAGCAACAGAATCTTTCTTAGATTCCGCTATGGAATATAATAATGTAGTTCGCTTGGCTAGACAGTTAGGATATAAACACGATCCCCAAGTGACAGCTTATGGAGCCGTTTCTTTATTTATCAAAGTGCCAGCAAATCCATCTGGCTTAGGACCTGATGAAAAATATTTACCTGTTTTAAGAAAAAACTCTAGGTTTAAATCAGAATCCACTACATTTTTACTAATGGAAGATGTTAATTTTAACACTTCCGAAGTACAAGCTCTTGTTTCTGAAGTAGACGGAACAACTGGAAATCCAACTTACTATGCAGTAAAAGCTTATGGAGAAGTTATGTCTGGGGACATAGGTACTTACACTTTTTCTGTAGGAGAGTACCAACCTTTTAGAAGATACGAGCTTCCAGTTCCTAGCGTAGCAGAGATATTGTCTGTTGTCGATACAGAAGGCAACGAATATTATGAAGTTGATTATTTATCTCAAGACGTTATATACATAGGGGTGAATAATAGAGGTACAGACAAAGATCTTGTCCCAAGTATTCTAAAGCCAGTATCTGTACCTAGAAGATTCATAGTAGAAAAAACTGAAGAAGATACTTTTTTACAGTTTGGAGAGGGGAGTGATACAGACGAAATAATAGAAAACGATGTTAGTTTAGATCCCAGTAATGTTGCATTGAAAATACACGCTAAAGATTATGTTTCTCAAGCTAGTTTTGATCCAAATATTCTTGTTAAAAACAATAGTATGGGGATTTCTCCTTCTAATACAACAGTAACAGTTATATACAGAACTAACATGTCTGATACTATTAATGTCGGCGTCGGTAGTTTAGCAAATGTAGTTTCTTTAGAAATGGAATATGAAGATCCAGCTACTTTGTCTGCAACAGAACTTTTGAATATAAAGAAATCATTTGAAGTAACAAACGAAACACCCATTGTAGGTAGAGTTTTAACTCCAGAGGCTGAAGAAATACGTATTAGAGCTATGGAAAGCTACGCCAGTCAAAACAGAGCAGTTACTAAACAAGACTACATAGCAATGACTTACTCTATGCCTAAAAAGTTTGGAGCTATAAAAAGATGTAAGATAATGCAAGATAAAAAATCTTTTAAAAGAAATCTAAACTTATACGTTATATCTGAAGGATTAAATGGATTTTTGCAAACTACAAATACAAAAGTTAAAACAAACTTAAAAAATTGGATTAATGAACATAAAATGCTTAATGATACAATAGACATAGTGAATGTAAACGTTTTGAACTTAGGCATATCTTACGAACTTGTTAAAGAAACAGAATCTGATAACTTTGAGGTTAAGCAAAATGCCATATTAGCATTAAGTAATCTTTTATCACAAACACCAGACATTGGAGAATCTTTTTCTATAACAGACGTGTACAATGTTTTAAATGAAGCGGAAGGGGTCGCAGATGTAGCTAATGTTGATATTACAGTAAAAACAGGCGGTATTTATTCTGATTATTCCATTGATATAGATCAGTATATGTCTCCAGACGGCAGGTTCATTAACATACCTCATGACGCTATTTGGGAAATAAGGTTTGTTGAAGATGACATTAAAGGAGTGATTTTAGAGTGAGCATTCTAAGGTATTCAGCAGAAAAAGACAACACTATTTCTAATGCTTATAAATCTAATTTAAGCGGCACCGCAACCGGCTCTAATATGGGTTTGGCAGACGCCTTGCATGTTTTTTCTATATACGGACAAACGTCTGGGTCTGCTGGTTTTTCAAAAGAACTTTCTAGAGCTATTATTAAATTTCCAGTTACTGGAACAAACAGCATTAAAGAAGACAGAGATAATGGAGTTATTCCTGCATCTGGAAATGTCAGTTTTTATTTGAACCTTTATAATGCAGTCCATACGGAAACCGCTCCAAAAGATTTTACCATAAGTTTATATGCGCTAGACCAAAGTTGGAACGAAGGCGACGGATTAGACATGGCTTCTTATAAAGATACTGGCGCTTCAAACTGGGAAGATAGAATTTTAGGAACCGCTTGGGCTGTTACTGGAGGAACTTTTCAAGATACTGCTTCTGTTGCCATATGGCAAGCCAATCAATACTTTACTAATGGCGACGAAGATTTGTCAGTTGATGTGACTCCTTATGTAGAATCTTGGATTAAAGGAACCGGCGGTGGCGGATTTGAAAACTATGGTTTTTTAGTGGCTCTTACTCCCACTGAAGAAAGTGCTTCCCAATCTTATTACACAAAACACTTTTTTGCTAGATCTAGTGAATACTTTTTTAAAAGACCTGCCATTGAAGCCCGCTGGAATAGTTCTGAAGGCGACGATAGAGGAAACTTCTATCTATCAAGCTCCCTTGCCACAGCAGCGAACAACATAAATACTCTTTATTTATACAACTATGTTAGAGGACAACTCCAAGATATTCCAAACTTGGGCGACGACAAATACGTTTACCTAAGTTTGTTTTCTGGATCTTTAAATAACGACGCTCCATCTGGTTCTGCTTTGATTCTTTCTCCCGATGACGATGGAAGAGTCCGCGCCGCTGCTCCTACTGTTGTTACAGGCGGTATTGTTTCTACAGGGATTTACACCGCTTCATTCGCTTTCACAGGCTCAACAACTTTAACAGATGTTTTTGATGTTTGGTTCACAGGAAGCCTTAATACAACAGATGCAACCGAAGCGACAATCCAGTATCATACAGGAAACATTATTCCAAAAACTCTTGATTCTTCTAACATTAACCCTACAAATCAATATGTAAGTAAAATAACAAACCTTAAACCATCTTACTCCACCAGAGAAGAGCCAAAATTACGACTCTACGCAAGAAAAAAAGACTGGTCTCCTACAATATATACAGTCGCTAGTTCTGAAATACAAACAGATATTGTAGACCAGGCTTATTTTAAAGTTGTAAGGGTTATAGACAATTTAGAAGTTATTTCCTACGGAACAGGTAGTGATCAACATACAAAAATGTCTTATGACATTAGTGGCAACTATTTTGATTTAGATATGAGCTTGCTAGAAAGCGGCTATATGTATGAAATAAGCGTTGCTTACTATCTTAACGGAGCTTACAAAGAACAACCAGAAACCTTCAAATTTAGAGTGGAGGATTAAAAGTGTCGTTAAAAGATTTATTTAATGATATAGAACATATAGGAATGACTAATACGTCTTCCCATCCTCAAATACAAGCTTTTAATGACGAGGTTGAGTCTTCTAACTACGCTTTAGCTGTTACTAAAGAAAAAAACAGATTTGTTCCTAATATTGACTTTTCTAAGCCTGAAAACTTTGCTAAATATGGCTCTGCTGAAGAATATTATACCAAAGCAATACAAGAGATATACAACTACTATCCATATGATGGATCTTTGAAAGAAAAAGAAGAATGGTATACTAACTCAACTTATATGGAAAAATACTTGTTTGACAATGAGTATCCAAGAACAAACGGCTATGCTCTAATCTCAGCCGATGGCTGGGGAACACAAGTAGATAGAGACGGCGACTATGGTCTTCCAAGTGTTTTAGAATACATTTCATTTAAAAGCGGACCACACCAAAAAAACATTTGGGATGAAAGCAAAGACAGAGAAGAAAACTTAAAATTTGATATAATAAACAAAGGCGTGACAGTTGAGTTTTGGCTAAAGAAAGACGCTTGGGCTACAGGTCTTACAAACAAAGAAGTTGTTTTCGATTTATGGAACAGTAAACATAGCAATGAACATGACTACGGACGCTTGAGGATCGAACTATCTGGAACATCACCAGGAGCAGCTTTTAGAGTAACAGCCCTTTCTGGCACATCAGGAGTGTATGATGCTCCCGTGGGTGAAAGCGTAACTCCTGCTGTTGTTGCTGATGGCAAGTGGTCTCACTATGCTTTTACTTTAACTCACAATAGTGGTCAAACATCTATTGAGATGTATAGAAATGGTGCTTATGTTGATACTGTTTTAACAGGAAGTAGAACAGGACATGTTACTGGTTCTCTTTATGGTTACATTGGTGCAAACACAACCCCTCCAAGATATACACTAGCGGCAACAGGCTCAGGTAAACTATCTGGCTCCATCGATGATTTTAGATACTGGAAAACTCGTAGAACTTCAAAAGAAATTGGAAGAAACTACATTTCTCAAGTCGGTGGAGGAACAAACACAGACGATGCTAATACAGATTTAGGTGTTTATTTTAAGTTTAATGAAGGCATGACAACCAATACGACCACAGATTCTATAGTTTTAGACTATTCTGGAAGACTAAGCAATGGTACTTGGATTGGTTATGATTCTTATTCAAGAAGCACTGGCTCTGCTATGGTATTAGCAGGGGCAACTAAATTTGAGTTTAAAGATCCTATCATATATTCTTCCCACCCAGATGTAGTTTCTTTATTGGCTTCTAAAAAAGAAATAGGAGAAATACATGATATTTCTAATGTTTCTAGTTTGTATAAATCTTTTCCTTCTTGGATAACAGAAGAAGATGAAGCCGCCGGAAGCGAGCTAAAAAACTTAACGCAGATTATGGCTAGTTATTTTGATGAACTTCATAATCAAATAGAAAATTTACCTCGGATTAAAGATAAAACGTATCCATCTGGCAGTACTTTAACCGGAAGCTTTAAGCCCTATCCTTTTTCAAAAAGGCTTTTGTCTTCTCAAGGTTTTAAAATACCAGAGCTTTTTGTTGATAGTACTATTTTAGAAAACTTTTCTTCAAGAGACGAGGCAATAAAGTATGAAGAAAAAATCTATAATGTAAAAAATCTAATTTACAAAAACATATACAACAACTTAGATGCAATTTACAAATCCAAAGGAACAGTAAAGTCTATAAGAAACCTCATTAGAGCATTCGGTGCAAATGAAGATATTATTAGTGTTAATGTTTACGCAAATAACATAGAGTCTGAAATTAAAAAAAATATAGATTATAAAACTATTAGAAAGAGAATTGTAAATTTTAACAAAGCTGGTAGAAATGGCGGCACCATATATTCGTATATGACAGGTTCAGGAACTACATCACTTATTTCCGGCTCAGGTGCAGACGGAACTTATATTCCTAGTACTGTTGAATGTGAAGTTATATTTCCTAAGCCAATAGATGAGTTTAATCCTACACACTATCTTTACGAGAACTTAACTGCGTCTATTTTTGGACAACACACTATCGATCCCTCTTTAGCTGAAAACGATTTAACTTGGAATGCAGATGATGTTTGTTCTTTTCAAGTTTTTGCTGTCAAGACAGATAAAGACTCTAATGATGCATTTTTTATGTTAACAGGTTCAAATTTTTCCCCTGTTACATCTAGTATGTATCGTAATGTTTATCAAAATGAAAAATGGAATTTTGCAGTAAGATTTAGACCATCTAGTTCTTTTGGCAATCTTGTTTATGATAAATCCGGGCTTGATTATAAGATAGAGCTTTATGGTGTTAAACAACTTGCAGGCACTATAGAAGAAGAATTTTTAGTCACTAGCTCTATGTCTATTACCTCCGGTCAATCATTTGCTACGTCAGGAAAAAGAGTTTATGCTGGAGCAGAAAGACAAAACTTTACTGGTTCATTAATAACTCCTACTAACTTAAAAATATCTAATGTAAAATTTTGGCTGTCTTATATAAGCGATGAAGAAGTTAGAAATCATGCAGTTGGAATGTATTCTTATGGACCAGACAGTCCATATAAAAACTCTGTTTATGACCAAACGGCATTATCTAATATAGAACTGCCTAAACTTGAAACTTTAGCACTTGATTGGAATTTCAAAACTGTTTCATCATCTGCTGATACATCCGGTCAAATAGTAGTTAATGATTACTCTTCTGGCTCTAGTGACCTTGTAAATAGATATGGCTTTGTAGGTAATATCACAAAGCAAAACCATACTGCTCTGATAGATCACGTAGGAACCAGTGAGACTAATGTTGTATTACATGATTTTATTTTCACAACAAGAAACAAACTCCCTGAACAATTTAATAGTTCAGACATGGTTAAGATAGATAACAATGATGATTTAATTTTTACTAAAGATACAAGACCTGTAGATTACTTTTTTTCTATTGAAAATAGTATGTATAGAGTCATCTCAGAAGAAATACTAAACGTATTTTCTTCTGTTGTAGATTTCAATAATCTCATTGGCGACCCTGTTAATCGCTATCGTCAAGAATATAAACAAATAAACAAATTAAGACATTTGTTTTTTGAAAGAGTGGAAAACGAACCAGACGTTGAGCGTTATTTAGATTACTTTAAACATGTGGACGCTTTTATTCAAACAATGTTAGAGTATCTAATACCTGCTTCTTCTAACATAAGCGATTCAGTTCTTAATATTGTTGAAAGCCATGTATTAGAAAGAAATAAATACCAAAATAAATTTCCAACAATGGAAAGCAAGCAGCCAGACCCTATCACGACCATTCAAGGGATAAACGAGTTGCTCTATAACTGGAAGTTCGGTCATGCTCCTGTGTCTACAAGCTATACTCCTGGTGTTTATCCGCATCTTGAAGGTTCAGAACAAAATGTTAATTGTACCTACTGGCACGAGCTTGCAGAAAGAGGCGGTTCTGTTATTACGTCTGGTGACGCCACTGTCGATGCTCAAAGAGAAACAATAAAAACTGTTGTAAATACAGAAGTATCAGGCTCAACTTACGCAACAAGAAAGCTAGGTAAAAACTATCGCTTTGCAACAAACTTATCTAACAAAATTAATGGTGGCTCCAATATTGAAACTAACAATCTTTTTGGATTTCACAGACAAGCTATTAGTTTTAATAATCCAAATGATTATATAAAAATTAATTTATCAAACATTGAACAAAACAAAAACTGTGATGAAGATAAAATACCAGAAGAACTTAGAAAAAGAACTTCAAAAGTAAAAGCAACAACTTTTACTTTAGGAGAGTCTAGTGCCAGAGCAGACTATGGTGACGGAAAAGCCAACTTATTACTTCCTTTTACTATTTTTTCTTCTTCTGTTCAGACAGGTTATTTAGGATCTCTTGCAACTCCCGCTAGTGAATCTTTTGAAAACATACACAGAGATGTTGTAGGAAGAAATAATCAAAGACCTCTTCAAGGTCCATTTACAGAAAAGTATGTTGGTGGTCTTCAATACAGACATGCTCCAATAAACTATAGTTCTTCAGCCAGAACACTTGACTCCCCAACTACTCGTGCGGAAGGCTGGTTCCTTAAAACTCCAACCCCTCCAGGCTCTTCTGCTACGCTCTTGAGCGAATCTTTTAGCGCAACTGACCCTGTGGGTTGGACCAACGTAGGAAGTACAGCCACAGGACCTTCTGGGTGGATTCTAACGCATTCTGGACCAACTCCCTCATCTGGTACTGGTCCAGATGTAGCGTTTGATGGATCTTTCTATGCTTATGCAGAAACATCAACTCCAAATCATCCTGGCTCTTACTTTGGACTTGTAACCCCAAAGCTAGATGCTAGTGATTTAGCTGGACCTGACTTCAGTGCTTCTTTCTATTATCACATGTATGGTATAGACGTTGGTAACTTAAGAGTTCAACATTCAGAAGATTCTAGTTTTGGAACGGGTGTAACAGATCTTACCGTTACTTGGAATGGAGTTCCAGCCACATATATAGCAGGACAACAACAAGGAGCATCTTTAGATCCTTGGAGACAAGCAACAATAGATTTGACTTCTTACGCTGGAACAGAGTTTTATTTAAGATTTCTTTACCAAGGCGGTATTACTTATCTTTCTGATGTTGCTATTGACGCTATTGAAGTATCTGGTACATCCGGCGGCTCTGTATTTAAGTTGCTTGACCCTGCTTATAATAATGCTGATAGAATGCGAGCGGTTTATTATCGCGATGAAGTAGCAAAAAGACCTGTTAATATTAGAAACATTAAAATGACTTCTTCATCACCAACGATTATTGGTAATTACTCCAATAACTACGAAGTTGTAAATATTCCAGGTCGTAACATAAATAACATTTGGTTTGTTCAGAATAGCGGCTCAGTTGCTACTTCTTCGCCAGAATCAGATTTTATTTCTGGAAGCTTTGATTTTTCATTAGCAGATAGAAATACTTTGCAAGACGGAAGCAAAAACAAAACAGTTATTGTAGAAAGATTCTCTGCTCCTGGTGGTCCAGAAGTAATGAGTAGAGGCTTCTTAGATGTTGAATCTGAAACATTCTCTGTTTACAACTCTATGAACTACAGAAACTCAACTGTACGAAATAACTTAAATCTTTGGAATAAACAGCATAGTATATGGGGAGGATATGATGGAATTTATGGCTCTCCAACTGCTTCTTACCACAAAGTACAAAGGAACACAGGTTTGAGAATAGAATGGGAAGGTGGCGTGGCTTTGACAGGATCTGAAGCAATAATGAACACTATTACAGCTTCTTATTTTGACAATGGATTTATTACACATCAAATTCCACAATCAGACAGCGGATACTCTTGGATTTCTAGCTCTATTATCCAATCCGTAATTTAGTGAAAACAACTATTTAGACATAAGATGAATGACGAGAATTTAACATTTTTAAGTGCTAGTGAGTATGGTAGTGTTGGTCTTACTATAGACAACAAAAGATACTTTGGGATTACGCACCCTATTGTTGGTACTAGTGCTCTCTATGAACATTTCATACCTGTTGACTTTGTTGGTTTAAATACAAACATAAATGAACCAGTATCTTCTAGTTCTAACATGCTTGGCTATCCATCTGGAACCACAGGCTTTGTAAACGGAGCAACTCAATGGAGATATCAAGGTGGCTTAACTACTGATGCCTCTGTAGGAGGCATTAATGCTCAAAATGCGCTTCTTAATTCTCTTATTCACCATCGCCAAGGTCCTTATGGCTGGCCAACTTGGAAACAAATTCGAGGAGGCAATCATCCTATCATTCGCTCTCAAAAGAAGCAAAATATTTTTTCGATTGGAAACTTTATAAGAGTTAAAAAAGTTGTATTGCCTTTGTTTGGTCTTAATCCTCCTCAAGGTGAAAATCCGCTTAATCCCAACCCTCCAACTCTAGGAAATCTTATAAAGTATAAATCAGGAGAAATAATAAGCGAAGGAGGAGGAATAGAACATTATAGACTTCCTTGTGTTAGTAATAGATACCAACCTTTAGTTCACTCTTTCCAAGTTTCGCAAGACAAAGAAGGCGTTCCTCAAACAACTAATTTTACTATTAAGCACTCGTATGGCAACATTGACTCTCATTACTCTGATGAAAACTTAAATATTAAGTTTGTGTTTCCAAAAAATTATGCTCCTCCAGTAGACAAGATATATGACGATTTAAAAAAGATTTACATTACTAAAGAATATGCGTCCGACGCAACCCCGGACAGCCCTTTTGGAGCACAAGTTCCTTTTAAAGTATTAAATTACTTTTTATATTCAGAAAAGATTTTTCCAAAACAAAATAACACTTATCTTGCTCAAACTAGAAAAAGAACAAAATACGCAGAAACAGCTTCGTTTGACACAAGAGGATTTAATAGAAGAGATTATGAAAATACTTGGCATGATAATATTCTCGATCGCAAAGTTAGAACTTCTGAATCTGCATTAAACTCTCAAGATGCTACAACTGCTGAGATTTTAAGTGTCTGGTCTTTAGATACAAGCATCCCCAATAGAGAACAAAACTACGCTAGGATTACTGGAGCCATTGGAGAACTAAGCACTCCACTTGGATTTCACAGCTACGAGGGACGGACAGGTTTGACACAGATGTATTCTATAACAGCTTCTGTCAATAGTTTTAGATTTCCTTCGCAACACAAGCCAACTGAAGATGATAATCTAGATCAATGGGCTAGAGGAGTTCCAAATTATGCAACAGATTTAATCTCTGGAAAAAGACCTTTTTATGATTCTTACGAAGATTTTGCAGAAGACATTCGAGGATTAGGAAAAGATTATTCTATTTTACCAGAGTTTCGTATATCAGACCATATGGATTATTATATAAACGAAAAAGAAGGAAACTTCTTATCAACAAATAACGCTTTTTTAAACTTAAAATGGGGAAATATTTCTTCAAGCGCAGCGCAAATAAACGAAAGCGAATCAGCTTTGGAACAAGATTTTTTTGTTGAATACACCAACTCTGATTTTATGAAATATTTTGGAGATTTTTCAAAAGAACACACAGTAGACATAGCGACTATAAATTCTTATTCTTTTACAATGAAAGGGATTAAAAAGCTCTTACCGTACAGAGGTTTTTATCCTCACCAAAGAGCGCTTCAACTAGGCACTATTTTGTCTCAATCTTTTGGTAAATCTTTAACAGGTTCTATAAATGAAAGCTACATTGCTCCACCCACTGTTGAAAGAGCCGTAACAGGAAGTTTAAGTGCTTTTTTGAGACCTATTATAAGCCCTGGAATCGTTTTCAACTCTTTAAAATCTGCATTAGCTGTTGATTATCCTGTATTTACTGGCTCTATCCCTGGTTCTCGCGCTCTTATTGATTCTGATACAGGCTTAAGTTTTTGGGGACCCGGAGCTAATCCAAACTATAGACTTCCTTTCGAAACAGCGATTGAGCCTCAAACTTATTTACCTGTTTCTTCTTCTAATAGAAATAAACTTCAAAATTTGTTTTTTGATGATCCTACCAAAATACAGTCCTTCAATGAATCTGCTAACATAGCAGTCTCTTGGACTGGAGATTTTTCTAATCTTTATTCATTAGCAGCAAATAACTTTTTTGGTGAAATACCAAGATTCTTTTTAAAGGACAGCAAGTTTACTGATTTTATTTCTGCGAAACAATCTGAGTTTGAAGAAGTAGAAGAAGGTAAGTTTTATTACATGGATGTTGTTTTAAGAAAAACTAACGATATGGTCTTATGGGAAGGACAGCTAGACGCCTCATCAGCCCCATATTCAGGTTCTAACGAGCGAGGTATGTTCTATGGTCCTCCTGTTAGTTCCTCTTGGGCTAATGACCAAAACGGGGGAAATATTAAAGACCCTGCATATGCACCTTACACTCCTCCTTATTTTTATGAAGAATCTACCGCAAGGATTACTTATGTTGCAACAGCCTCTGGTCCTGTTACTTTAGATGAACTACTTTCGAATACTAGAATAAACACGTATTTTACAGGAAGCTCCGCTGAACTTGGATTAAACGATACGGCTTCAAACAATAAGATGAAAATCACAGGTTCTGTTAATCTTTTTGGAAAATCTAGATATAAACCAGTCACATTCGACCCTCGCAATATCAATCCTTTAGGAGGTTTTGAACCCACCAGCTTAGATGATACAAGCGATGGAGCTTTCACTGCTTGGTCTATTGGTACTAAATTTGAATGCCCTGCTCTCAACTTTAGTGCTTCTACTGATTATCATGATACAACCACAGGTCGAGGTTTGTGGGGAGGATATGGTTCTATACCTACAGGTAAAACAGGACTATATATTTCTTTGAAAGAGAGCTTTCCTGATTTAATCGGTACAGCAGCGGCTGAAAATACGGGCTCTTTAATACAACTTTGTGGCTTTAAGGCTGGTTCAAAAAAAATAGGAAAAGTAGCTCCAACTAAGACAATTTCTGAAGCTGTAGTGGCTATTCCATTTGTTTATAAAAAACCAAAACCAGGGTTTGCCACTACAATAAAATACCCAAATACAGATAAAAGATTTTTTAAAATTCATTTGCCTAAATTTTACAAAGCACAAAAAGAACTAGCTTCAGGAACTGAACCTGAAAACACTACCAGCCCTTCTATAGCCAATATGATAGAAAAGCTAAGTAAATATAATATGCCTCCTAGATATGATTTTTTAACTTTTCCACAAAAACAAAAAAACTTCATGCTCAGTCCTCCCGGACTTTCTCCTTTTGTAGTATATGTTTTTGAATTTAACCATACACTATCACAACAAGATTTATCTGACATTTGGCAAGGCTTAATGCCTAATATTTCCATTCGAGCCGAAGAAGATGAAGTCGTCGTTTCTCATAGAAACAACATAAATGAGTTTTTCCACGGCGCACCTCTTCCCGAAGATACTAGATGGATGTTGTTTAAAGTAAAAAGAAAAGCAGAGAAAAGCTATTTTGCAGTCACATCAGATTCTACAGATGATTCGAGGTTTAAGTTTAACTTTGGCAATGAAGAAAAAGCCCCAGAGTATAATTACAATTGGCCATATGACTTTTTCTCTTTGGTCGAGTTGGTAAAAATGGATGCTAATATTACTTTTAAACCTAAACAACCTATCCAGGCAGATTTAGCCGCTTTAGGAGGTGGTCAAGGAACAGCCCAGGCTGCTCCATCGCCAGCAGCAGAGGATATACCACCTGGAGGTTTGGGAGGAACCATATAAAATATGGAATTTTTTAATCAAAAAGAAGATGTAATAGACATACAACTTACTCAATATGGAAAAAGAATGCTTTCCAAAGGAAAGTTTAAGCCTGCATATTATGGATTTTTTGATAAAGATATTATTTATGATTCTCAATGGGGAGGCATAGCTTCAGAAGAACAAAATTATTCAGAAACAAGAATCAAAGACGAAACACCTAGATTAAAAGTTCAGCACAACTTCATAGGAGTGGAGACTCAGTTTCATGAAATGAAAGAAATTATTCAACATAAAGAAAATTTTAGTGACAAATATGTCCAAGAGGCACTCCAAGATACTGAAAATATGTTTTATGGCGCAGATACTGCAATTGGGAATACAAAGTTAAATAATCGCTATATTCCTTCTTGGAAAATAAGTTCTTATAATCAAAAAATATCTGGTTCTTCTCATTATATAACTGGTTCTGGTACACAAAACATTAAAGTACCACAAATAGATTTCAAAGTAGAATATAAAACATTTATTGTTGATGATTTTGACAACTTTCAAGTCCCACAAAATACATCTGGATTGAACTCGTTCTCCGAAGATGACGCCGCTGATAATGATTGGATAGAATCATCTCCTCTGATATTTCAGGACGGAAGCGGACTTGGCTTACAGGAAGACTTTTTATTAATAGGTGTAGATGAAAAAAACACTAATTTTCTAAATGAAAATTTTGAAATAGAAGTGTTTATGGAAGAAACAGAAACGCTTAATAATGGAGAAACCAAAAAAAAACTCACTCAATTGCGCTTTGCTCCAGAAGATGAGCAAGAGATGGATGAGCTTGCACAACAAGGCATAGATCCAATGTTTGATCCAAGCTTTGTAGAATATTATATGGACTTAGAAATAGATTCAGCTATTAGTAATGACATACTTTGCAGTTGGGTTGGTGAAGACGAAAAAAGGTCTTTATATGTTAAAAACATATTTACTTGCCCAGACCAAGAAATATTATCAAAAGAAACCATTTATGCTGCTGATGAAACAGGAGAGCCTTGCGAATGACATTGCCTATTGACAACCAATCACTTTTAGGAGATTTCCTGCCAAACATTATGGTGAAAAGGGTTATTCTGTCTTATGGTTCATCTACAACTCAAATAAGAGGTGATAATCCTCATTATACAATCCCAACTAAAGAAGAGTTTTTAAAAAATTTGAATTCTAAGAACTTTCAGTCCCAAGATCCAAATCTTGACGTGAATCCGAATCCTTTAGATGGTGACGGTCCTGTTGGACAAGGGTTATTAAAAGACCCTTTAGCAGAATATGCTAAAATGTTTGGAAGTCTGGTCGGGACAGATAAAAGAAAGACATCTCTTTCAGGGTATCAAGCTAACCAAGCAGATATTAAAAATGAACCTTTAAAGATAAGAATAGATTTTTTTGCTAGAGAAGTTATAGAAAATAAGTTTTTGACCAGATTTATTAATAATGAAAAAATAAAGAAATTTTTAAAAGTAAGAATATTTTTATCAACTGATCCAGCTTTTGATACTTTTGTCAGTTTAGCAAATCAATCTAGAAATACTCTAGGCTTTAAGTTGTTGTTCGCGGAAGCAGCAGACACCGAAACATGGCGTACCATATCATTTAATGACGCTTTAGATGAAGCTGGTAAAGGATGGACTGAAGATATGGACCAGTTCAATAGCTATACCAACGAACAAGGGCAAGAAGTTTATGATATAATGTTTTCTGAAACTTTTACGGTTAATGTAGAAAATCCTCAACATGTTTCTTTTTTCATTTATCCTTTCATAGATCAAGAAGAATTTGAAAAATCTTTTAGCCCTGCCATTGATTTAAATGGTATTGATGGCATTTTAGGAATGCTGGTAGGAAAACAAACAGTAGAACCAGTTATTATCAACGGAGAACCCTCAAATAGTGCAACATATTATGTTGATTCTAACAATGTAATATGGACAGGACAAGTAAATCATCAATATGAAGCTTTTTTGAAAGAAGGTGGCACATCATCTTTTTTAACAGCCGCAGAGGCAATAGAAGCAGGATTAAATGTAGACCTTTTACGAAAAATAACATTTAAAGGAGCCAACAAACTAGCTTCAAATGCTTTCCAAAATGCAGAGCTAACACAAGTTTCCGTGCCAAATATCAAACTACAAGATTTTAGAACAAGAAAGCAAATAGAAAATTTAGTTATAGATTTCTCCGAAGCAAAAGACTTAATAGGTATAAAGCCTATATCTCCAGCAGATTTTTCTCTTAAAAAAATTAAAGACAGTGATTCTTTTTTTGGTCCTCCAATGATTACAAAAGATATGGGAGGAAGCGTCCGACTTTTATTCTCAGCAGACATTAAAAAAATGTTGATTCAAAACTCTAACTATGGAAAAATATGGGATAATATGACCGACACAGAAAAAAAAGGCATTTTAGATGGAAAGATTTTTCAAAAGCTTACTCTTGTTAGAAGGCGAATAGAAGGAAATTCTCAAGTGTTTGGCAATTATCTAACTCCAGGTAAAGAAAATACAGACCTCTTTGATGAAGAAACCGCAGAGCATATTGTTGGAGAATATTCTATAGCTGCCGCTTTCGGTCTGGCTGATAACAACTCTCAAGACAACAGTGCAGGATTTATACAAAAAGTAGGAATCGATGTTTTAGACCCACAAAGAAAAAATGTGTTCTTTACAGCTTATGACGACGAAATATCTAGAAAGACATCTGGCTATTACCAATATGGTTTAAAATATTCTTTTCCAGATGAACTTTTAGCTTTGCTAGAAGATAGAACAAGATTATTGCAAGTAAGTCATCAAAATGTTAGTTATTTGTGTTATTTAGCAGAACTACCAAAATATTACGATCTTATAACTGATTCCTACACTCCTCTTTTTGGAGAAGAGCAGACAGAAAGATATAATAAGACATTGCCTTTGGCATTGGCTAGATTTGAAGATTTACACAGACTTATTTCTGGTCCTAAAAACTTAAAACCTATTATTCAAAGCCTTCTTAATATTACTCACCCAAAAACAGGAACTCCTGATGGATTAGTTTTTCTTAAAGAAATGATTGATATATTGCTACAAAAAGCATTTCATGTAATAGGACAAAAACCAGTTGAAAAGTCACCTAGTTATTCTCCTGCTCCTAAAGCATCAAACAAAAACAACCTTATACAAGGTGAACATTATTTTGACATGGCAGTTGAATACGGGCAGAAACTAAATATGGGATATGATTACTTGCAGCATGGCTCCCAGTTTAGTGTTGCTAATAAAGGATTGCTAGGAATAAGTTATGATTATTTTGATGACCGCGCTGCAAAAGAAACAAAAAAATATTTCAACGATCCAAATAAATCAGTTTACTTAAAGTTAGAAAAAGATTTAAATCCAGGCAATGCAACAAGTCTTAACGATGCAAAATACACTTATCTTTCGCCTTCTTTAATTAATAGCGGAGGTCGATCTCGAAAGTTAATAAATGACGAAACTGTTTTTGTCAATCTTAACACAGAAAATATGAATATTCAATATTCTGATTTAAATAAAGTTATGACAGAGATTATTCGAAATAAAACCAACACTTTCGCTGCTCCCATACAAGTAAGTCAAAAAGAATATACCAACTTGTCTATGGGTGACAAAAAAATGAAATACCAGCTTCGTGAAATCTTAGCTAGTAAAGGTGGCTCTTATGAAGAAGGAGTTACAGGAGCTACTGCTTTTGGTATTGTACAGAATTTCTTGCAAGATTTTACTCTTACTGAAACTCAACAAAACTTGCCCTGGGAAGATGTCGGGGGGATAGAAATAGCTCCACCACAAGAACTTCTTGATGAAAAACAGTTTAGAGAAGAGATAGGCGATGAGAAGAACTTCAATGATTCTATGTTGTTTTTGACAAGAACAGATCAAGACGTATCAATTGATTATTATTCTAAATTTTTAAGCAGACTTAAACAAGCAATTAACCCTGAAGCAATAGGTCTAGGTATTTCTGTGCTTACGAATGAAGATGTAAAAAAATTCCCTAATCAATATAAACAACTAATAACTTTTTGGAATGGGTCCTGGGCAGATAAAAACCCCACTAATATATTAGGATTTCCTGCCGGAACACCCCAGTTGGATTTTTTAAACACTTTAGATAAAAGCTTTGGTATATGGATGAACTATTTCAATCTTGTAAGAGTAGAGTATCTTGTTGGATATGATACTTCTAGTCTTTCTTCTCCAATATGGGCTCCTATAACAAATGAAAAGTTCAACTCTTTTAAAAACAGTAATAAAGTCATTTTATGTCGTCTAAAACAATATGCTAATAAAAGCGCAGGGGTAAGTGTTGAGTCTTTCTTTTCGCTGCCTATTTATAACCATTATTTTATATTAGCTCCTAACGATTGGTTGCAAAACAACACTTCTCCTTTTGTAGAAAATGGACTACAAGAATCTCTTAAAAAGATGATGCAAATGCAAAAGCAAATGAATACACTAAACAATATACCAGTTGAAGCCCTCGCCGCTGCTGGTCCTGGTGGTGCAGGTCCTCCATTGACTACTGAGCAACAAGATATATCACTTGGACAAGGTGCAGCAGGCAACCTGGGAGGACCAGCTTTTACTTTTGGTGGTAATCAAGGCGGTGCCAATGACCCAGGACCAGGCGGTGGCGGCTTCGGCGGCGGCGGAGTCGGTGGATTCGGCGGCGGAGGAGGTTACTAAATGCCTTTTAAAGATTATAAAGATAAACATACAAACCCAGGACAAGCACAAGGCGGCGTCCAAGCCGGAAAAGGAATGCAACAAACCAACGGAGCCATGGGAGGCGATTATTCTGCTACTCCTGAAAAAGCAAAACTTCAAGAAGAGCCTAGTATATTTGACAACGAAAGTCCGGGTGGAGTAGAAGGTAATCAAAAGAAACCAAAAATGCCTGGTAAGACTTTGTTTGTTGATAAAACAATAACAGATGTTACTTTTACAAATGACCCGAATGCTGGAGTCACAAACGTTTTAAATCCTTTTAGAAGAGATACTCGTACTTATTGGCATTATTATCCCGAAGAACAAGAATATAAGATTAGACAGAAACCCCAGCCAATAGGACAAGGACAGTTTATTTTGGGTTCTGAGCAATTAAATGTGCAAGTTTGTTTTCAAAAAATAAGTTCCATCGAAAAATCTGTGGATAATGCCGACTACATGCCAAATTTATTAGAAAAATACAAGGTTTATTTGCAACAAGGAGCCATTTCTATTTTGAATTTAAAAGAGGATAATCTTTGGACTAACTGGGTTGACAGTGTAACATCTAAGGCTTATTACCGTGATATTTGTTTCAAAATGAATGAAGCAAACCCTAACCTTAATTTAAATGAAGCCTTGTATAATTCTTTGTCGCCTATAAAAACAAACATAGTGGCTATTAAAACTGAGTATAACTACTTTAATAAGCAATATGAAGAAGTTATTTCTGAAGCTGTAGATAATGAATTTTATAATATAGATGAAAAATCTTTACCAAATCTCTATACTTTTATGCTTTCAGCCGAAGAAAGTCCTCTTACAGGCTCTAACATACAACAAGCAGTGAACCAAGAAGCAAATCCAACAGATGTTTTTAGAGAACATACGACTATAGGTAATACCCTGGAAGGCATAGATAAAGATAAAATCTTTTTTTCTAAAACTACTAAAAAGTTTGATATTAAAGATGCTCCTATAAACTACTATTTTAACGCTTGGTCAAAAGGTTTAAGCAGCTTATTGAATGCCGCAAATATCACAGGAGACACTGACTTTGGACAAGAATATTTTTCTAAAATAATCTTTTCTGATGCTTCTTACAATGATGTTTTGAAATATAATAATGATGTTGACAACTTTCCAATGCACGCTAAGGTTTCTATCGCTACTTCTCCTAACAATAATTTTTACAAAGCTCTTAAAGATACAAATTATTCTTCTTTGCTGTTAAATTATTTAAGTCTTCTAGAAGAACCGCTAGATATTAGTTTTATACAACAAGATGCGGGTCCTCCTTATAACGATGAAACTCCAAGAAAAGTATGGGATTTTAATGGTTTCCTTGACAGTGTTATTAATGGAACTTTAGATGACGCGATTGTTCCTGAAGATTCTATATTTTTAGGGGAAACATTAACAACAGAGCAGATGTTTGCTAAAGAAAACAGCTTGTTTAATAAACTTATGTCGTTGGCATTAAAAAGCAAAATTAAAACAATGGCAAAAAAAGCTCATCGCAACTTTGAAAATATTATAAATGGTGGCGTAGGATATTCTGAAACTTTCTTTTTTGAAGTAGAAAAATGGTCTTCAAACGCAGCCGGGTTGCCTGTATCGTTAATACAAACTTTTTATCTTCCAAATAGTGAAAATAAAATGATAGAATTTATGGATACACAAATAATTCCAGATAAGTTTTATATTTATAGGATTTGGGCTCATAAAATGGTTATTGGAACGGATCTTAATATTACTCCAGTGCCAGGAACTTTAGTTGACACCAAGGAAGAAAAATCAGTAGAGATGAACTTCTATACTAAACCTACAATAAAAATAATCAGAATGCCTTATTTTAATGTTTCTGAGGCTCCTTTACCAGTAGGAGATAATGCTTCGATCAATCCCCCACCTCACGACACAGTAATGATAATGGACGACCCGCCTCTTGCTCCTGAAATAGACTGGGCACCTATCATAGAACAACCAGGGAAAATGATTTTTAATATTAAAGATAAAATAGGAGAAGAAAAAATGTTTCCTCGTATAATAGGAAACGATGTAGATATTCTCCAATTATTAAATGTCTTATTCGTGCAGAAGAAAAATGAACTTGGACTAACAAAAGAACAGTTAGGAGATGTAGGTTTAGAAAAAAATAAAATTCGTTTTAGTTCTGACGATGCATCAGCGGCTTTTGAAGTTTATGCCCTTCAAACAAAACCCACAAGCTATACAGATTTTAAAGACAGGCTTTTAAATACATACCTTGGACCAAATACATCTTTTAAATACCATTTTAATTTCAATGAAAAAAACTATTTTGTTTTCCGAGCCATTGACCAGAAAGGAAAATATTCTAACTTAACAGATGTTTATGAAATAGAGTTTAAAGAGAACTCTGGGGTGTCTTATCCAGAAGTTAGAATATTTAATATTGAAGAAGAAAATAAAAAAATGTTCTTGGAAAAACAAAAAGCCTTAACAAAAAACACCATAACTGCTAAAAAATTCTTATATGTAAGACCATCTTTGGACCAAAGAGATGTGACTATGAAGTATCAAACAGAACCAGATGACTTAGATTCTGCTTTTGATTTAAAAGATTTTTCTATAGGGACATCCGAACAATCAGTTTTTAGACCAGATAGGAAATTTAAGATAAGATTAAAATCAAAAAAAACAGGCAAAAAAATAGACTTTAACATTAGATTTAATCACAAGCACGAAAAAATAATAATCAAATAAAAACAAACAATTGGATAAAAAATACTATTTATAAAAAGTACGCACAACGCCTATATATTAAAGGAGATAAATAAATGGGTTTTCTAGACAACAGCGGCGACATTATTCTTGATGCTGTCCTAACTGATACAGGAAGATTCCGCCTTGCCAAAGGCGATGGAAGTTTTAAGATTGCTAAATTTGCTTTTGGCGATGATGAAATTGATTATTCACAATACGACAAAGACCATCCAAGTGGCTCTGCTTATTATGATTTGAACATTATGCAAACTCCTGTTCTAGAAGCTTTTACAAATAATGCATCTTCTATGAAATCCAAACTAATGTCTCTCGCAAGAAACAACTTGCTTTATCTTCCAATTGTAAAACTACAAGAAAGCCAAGGAACCACACGCTTTAGCAGTAACAACACTTTCCTTGTTGCAGTAGACTCAACAACTCAAACTGACATTGGCTACAATGGAGAGAATACTGTTGCAGGAGTTATTTTTGGACAAACTTTAAACCTAAATAACTGGATTCGACTAGAACAAGGGCTGGACACTACGGAAATACCAGATTCAGTCAGTCTCGATGCTGATCTAGTAGAAACACAGTATATTATTGAAATGGACAACCGGTTTGGCAAGTTGGCTTCTGCTGTTCAAAACTCTACTATCGCTAGTCCGTCTTATATTGACGATGATAATATTGCTAGTTACTATGTTTCTCTTGCCAACGACCCTGCATATGTTTCAGATTCGTGGGATGGTAAAGTAAACAACACAGAAAATGCTATTAATGTAAGCGGCATTCGAGGACCAAAAGGCACAAGACTGAACTTTATGATTGCTTCATCGCTAGATTTGGCAACTAATACATATCTTTTTGACACCCTCGGCGGCGACGGGTTTGAGCCTGTTGCAGGCAAAAACTGCCTATTTATTGACTCTAATGTTAGAGTAATTGGTGCTACAACCGGATACACAGTCGATATACCAGTCAGATATATTAAAAGATCATCATAATAACGAGGAACACAAATGGCTACCACTTTTAAGACACTTACTAACAATGATATTACTTCTACAAGAACGCTCTTGCACGAAGCAATACCAATTACAGGATCGATTGTCTCTGGGACTTACAATCAAGCCGCCGCTCTTGCACTAGGCTCTGAAGAAAATATTAAAACTTATTCTCATGGAATGTTCCAATCTGTTTATGACTATCCTTATCTTAGTTCCTCTGCTAATCATATTATTGATGTCACTCTTGGTTACTCTTCAGCATCAAATTTAAACTCAACATCAAATACGCAAAATACAAAGAAGATTAACTTGTACACTGAAATGGCTCAAGTTCTTGCGGGTTACAATGTCACAGGTGGAATTCTTCGCTTTGATGAAGATGGAAATTTAAACGACGGCGGAACAAAAGTTGATGAATGTTTCTTCTTAAACTTTTCTCGCCTTCTTACTAAAGACGAAATCAAAAAAGGCTCTTTTAACTTGGAGCTTGGCGTTGGAGCAGCTTTTGAAACTAATCCAACTAATCAAGGAATTTTTCAAGAAAGAATCCTTATTACAGACGCCTCGGGAACCAGCGGCTATAAAGTAAACTCTCCAGCAGGCGAGTATGGTATTCTTTTTGCCACAGGAACAGCTTATGGAGGACTTGCGAACCCACAACCAGGAACAACTATGTGGTCTGGCAGTGCTTATGTTGATCAAGGTGTTGGAACCCCGGTTGGGTTGATTTATTATCAAGCAGGGATCGCAGTTATTTCTGGCTCTGTTTTTAATAACAATGTCCAAGGCGGCATTTTAGATCAGATTTTTTGCTCTGGTTCTTTCCTTGGACCTGGATTCGGAAACTCCTATGGTGATGCCGCCGCTACTCAAGGCTCTGGCTTCAATGCTGTAACGGGCTCTTCTATTGATACTATTGCGAACGGAATCAGAAGTCGTATTTACAATCTTTCTTTTAACAACACTACTGAGCTTAACTCTACAATCTATTTCTGTAGAGCAAATCATAATGATTTTAACTACAGTGCTAATCCAACTTATTTGGGTAATAGTAAGATAAGAGTTAAAAATGTTTCTACTGATAATCCCGTTTCTTACATCACAACAGTTGGATTATATTCAGCGGACAACGAACTTCTTGCAGTAGCAAAGCTTTCTGAGCCTCTCAAGAAAACTCCTGAAACAGAGCTTACTTTGAGAGTAAGATTGGATTACTAGGCATTATGTTATGGCTTTACACAAATTTGGACCAAACGATCTTTTTGTCAGCGCAATAAAAGCCTATCCTAAAGTTAATTTCTTTATTTATTCTGGTTCTTATTATTACAATTATCAAACAGCGCAGTCTGGCACTTGGTCTGACCCTGTAAAAAATGTTCCTGTTGGTAATATTAGCCTTTATGAACTTAATATTGATAGACCTTCAGACAATCTTATTTATCCTTTTGTTACAAAGAACAGTAGTTTAGATGTCTTTAGCACAGTAAGTACTGATTCTTATATGGGTTTTAACTACGGCGATGTTATTAGTGGAAGTTATCCTCTTTCTGCTACTATTGATAGAAGGTTTTATCTAGAATACACAGGCGATCTGCCAATCCCTTCTACAAATGTGACTTATCGCCCTCACATAATGGCGCTTAAAAATACCACAAATGATTATATGAGATTGAGCCCCCATTATGAATATTCTGCATCTCAAGATAATCCACTGGGAGGTTGGAATAAAGATAATCAAATGATCACGATGATAAGTATTCCATCCATTTTTTATGGATCATCAATAAAAAAAGGCTCAGTTGATTTAAAATTCTATACAACAGGTACATTGGCAGGTCAATTAACAGACTATTATAAAAACGGAGAACTTATACAGTTTTCAGGAGCAGTATCAACTAATGATGGCAAATGTGCTGGCGTCGTTCTTTATGACCAAGGAGTTATTTTATTAACAGGCTCTTGGACTATTTCTGGTCATACTGAAGAATATCGAGGAGGTGCTACAGCTTATAATCCTGCTTGGGTTTATTTTGGAGCTTCCGGCACAGCAGCAACTGGCTATCTTAGACAATCAAGCTTTACTATGGATTTTAAAGGAACGCAAACTGTACCAACCATTACCATGTTAGCTCATGCTCCTAAAAATACTTTAAATAATTCTTCTAATCCTACTTTTGTACAAAGCAGTTCACTAGCAAATACTGTCTTTACATCCTCCGCTATTTACGAGGAATATGATAAAAATTTAGTTAAAAACATTGTAAAAAGCCCTTATAATAACTACACTGCAAGCTTTCAACGTGAGACGTACATATCAGAGATTGGAATATATGATGACGATAAGAACTTAATTGCCATTGCCAAGCTTGCTACTCCAATTAAAAAAACTGAAGAAAGAGATTTTACGTTCAAGTTAAAGGTAGACATTTGATTTTAGGTTTAGATGTAAGCACAAGCATTACAGGAATAACAATACTTGAAAAAGATGGAACTCTTGTTTATAATGATTGTTGGGACACAAGAAAATTTAAAAGTTTTTTTGAGAAGGTAGAATACGTTGAGCAGCAAATTAATAACCTTAATAAACTTTACGGAAAATTCGAAAGAGTATTTATCGAAGAATCTTTACAGACTTTCAGATCTGGATTCTCCTCCGCAAAAACTTTGTCAACTCTCGCTCGTTTTAATGGCGTTGTTTCATGGCTTGTATATAGAATACTCAAGAAACAACCAGAATACTTAGCAGCCACATCAGCAAGAAAACTATGCGGTATTAAAGTTCCAAAAGGAACTAAAGCAAAACAAGTTGTTATTCAGTATATTCTAGATAATGTCCCAGAAATCAAAATAGAATACACAAAGCAAGACAACATCAAGCCTCATTGCTATGATAAGGCAGATAGTTGGGTTATTGCTAAAGCAGGGCTTATACAATGTCAACAGGAAGAAAAACTTGAATAAAATACATTGGTGCTTATATTCTATATAAGATAAGGAGTGAGGCGGTATTACGCAGGGTTCTACTGAGATGATATACGACCCAGACCAAGAAATAAGAGTCTTAAAAGGGAATACTTGGTCGCTTGCAGGTGAAAATCCTGCCATTCCTTCAAATGAAGATACCCCGATTGTAAGGATGAAGCGGGAGAGGGATAAACTCCATGATTGCTAATCTGCGGGTGGGACTGGAAACAGTCAGTTAGGTGGGTTGGTTGCCTAACACCTTTTTAGGAGAGAAGAAAATGAGTTGTCCAAGATACGTTGTAGAAATCAAACTCTATGGAACAGATTGCAGATACACTTGGAAAATGAAGACAAGAGTTGGAGATCATAAAGGCTTTCAAAAAGAAATGGAAGTGTTAGCAGAACGTGGTGAATTTGAAAGAATCTCCGAAGGCTTCGTAAAACACAATGGCGGGTTAGCGAAGATAGAAAGAGAATGGTTCAAGAAAGTCGCAGAACAGAAAGAAATAAACAAGATGGTCGATGAAGTTGAATCTGCCGCTGTTAAAGCAGCACATAAAGTAATGGAACAATACAGCGAAGCATT